GCCCGCTATTCGGATAAACGTCGAAACCACCGAAGCCGAAGCGGACATTGCGCCCGCTGGTGTTAATCGGTGCCCAGGTCGCACCGCTGTCGTGCGAAACTAGAAAGACATTGGCTGTTTCGCCGCCGACCGCGACCATCGTGCTCGCGCCATCCCACGCGATGTCGAGCACGCAATCGGGGCTACCCACGTCCTGATGGACAGGCGCCCAAGTCGCGCCGGCATCGGCAGACCTGACGATGAGGTTTTGAATGCCGTATGCGAGATAGACCGGAGTTGCCATTAGGTATTATCGCCTCGAATCATCCAGATCACGCTATCCGGCTCCTGCTGATAGGCCAGCGCATTGCACCCCACCTTCTCGAAAATATGGTTGGCGAGCGCGGCCAAATCCTCCGACTGATACTGGTCGGTGTAGAACTGATACTTCATTATGCGGAGCTTCTGGCCGCTGGTCTGAATCCAGAGCAGCGAATAGCCGATGAGCACCGGCGGTATCGAGCGCGAGCCGTGGCGCATCTGGGCCTTGCTGGCGATATTCGACGGACCAAACGCTTGTCCCGTGTTGATTTCCTGAATGACGTGCTCCGCGCCCTCCGTCCCGACCACGAGCACGCGACCCTCGATGAGCCATTGAATCGGGTCTTGCGTCGGTAGCGTAATGCTAATTCCCATATCGGCCGTCGCGACACCACCGGGGTTGAGCGTGGCGAAGTTCTCGAAGTCGGCGGCCACCGACATAAAGACTTGTCCTGCCCGTCCGAATACTAGCCGCCCACGGAAGAACGAGGTTGTCGAAGCGTAGCCATCGCGATTATTGAAAGCGCCAACCGCCCAATCGGAGGTCGCGTTCTGCGAGAAGACTACCGCCCTTGGTAGCCGATTGACCGTGCCCGATTGGGTCTGCTGAATTACATTGGCGGTCGCCGTCCAAAGCAAGCTGCTGACCGTCCCGCTATCGGTGTAGGGGTCCCAAAGAGTTCCGTCGACCGGCCCGTTTGTGCCGTCGCCGTCCGTATCATCCTGAAAGAGCGCGAAGGTATTGCCGCTCTTGGTGTTGACGCGATACCACTTATCGTTGACCTCGGGCATTCCGCCCACGCCCGAGATGAAGATGAGTTCTCCATTATTCGCATCGGTCGCCACACTGGTAGTAACCACGGGCGGCTTAGCGGCCGTGATATTCGTGATGTTGACGATGGTGCCAAGCGGATCGGGGCCGCGCGAAACTAACCGACAAAAGCCAAAGCCGGGGTCGCGATAATCCCAGAGAATGCCCTGAGCGCCGCCCGCATCGTAAGCCTGCCCTTTGAGGTGCGTCGGCGGAATGCTGCCGGTCAGTGGCGACGGCGGAGAGTTCGAGAGATTCGTCCCGTTCAAAGCCTCGTAAGTGACACCGTTAAAGCGCCGTCGCCGGCCTTTCTTGATGATGACCCCCGGCTCCCACGGGCGGATGGTGCGGATATTGTCCTGCGTGAGCTGAAAGAGCGCCCCCATTAGATTGACATCGAAGATGTCCGATGAGGCAGTGAGCGTAATGTTATCGCCGGTTTCCGCACTCGCGAACACCACCGGATTCGTGCCGGGATTGGCGTCGGCGAACGGGCCACCAAGAAAATCGACTTGGGCCAGCGTCCAGTGAGTCGGCCCGAAGTGCGAGAGCTTATAGGCTGGAAAGTTCGTGCTGCGATGAGTTATGTAGAGCACATCTGCGCTTTGCACGAAAACGAGCTGAAACATATTGTCGGAGTCGAACAGGTCGGCTGCGCCGTAGGGCGATGCAATCTCATAGGGCGTCGAGGCGACAGTGAGGCCGCTGTAGCCGGGTGCCCCTGCCGTAACCTGCTGTACGCCCACCGGGGTATAGACCGCGGCGTTAACTCCGTAGAGCGTCGTGGGCGCCCACATCGGCAGCCCAAGACAGACCCACGTGAGGCCCACGATAGCTTCAGCAGTCAGACCACCGACGACGGTGCTCCACGGTGGATGTAACCAGATACCCGGAGCTACCGTGCTCCCGAGCGTGATGGTTTGCTGGAGATTGCCATTGCTGTCGATAAGAATTGCGCCGATTGGTAGCGCTGTCGAAAAGGTGTATTTCGGGAAGCCGATATTCGTCCAGGTTAGAACGCCATCCGTAGTTGTGCCGCCAATTATCGGATTCCAGTTTGGCCCTTGGTCGATGACTACCTGCTGATGGTTCTGGTAGAACCGCATATAGAAGTCGCCAACCTCGATCATAAAGGCGTTGGAAACTTGGCGGGTGAACGGAATGAGCGCCGTCGCGCGGTCGGAGAACTTAACTTCGGCGACGAAGCGCGTGCCCGGACGCCGCCGCGCCGGACCCTGCACCTGCGGGATGAAGTTCTCCAGCCGAAAGCAGGCCGTCGCGTAGCCCTTCGTATCAGTGCGGCTCTCCATCGCGGGCGACCATTCGCCCGAATTGAAGCCGACTATGCCGGGGGAAGCCTTAGCCATTATCCGGGTAGCCTCGCAATAAGCCAGCTATTGTCCGGCAGCGGGTCGGGCGGCAGTTCGATGGAGTCAGAGCGAATTGCCGCGATAATCGCCGCTTTGTATTCAGTCTGGGCAAGATCGCGCTTGCTATCCTTCTGCGTCACGTCTTCGGCCAGTTTCATCGCCAACCGGCAGGCAAAAGCCTCGACGAAGCCGGGGTCGAACATAGTTGGGTCGGTGACACGCGCGATATAGCGCAGCGGTAATGGCCCTGTCGGGGCTATCGGGGCATTGAAGCCGGTCATCTGATTGCTAACGATGGTCTTGCCCTCGACGCGCCAGTCGCTCGCCTCGCTGGTTACGATGCCGAGCCAGCGCTGCAACCCCGGCACCCAGCGGCCAGCCTGAATCACACGAATGCAATCGTCGGGAAGCTGGTAGGCGGCGGTGTAGCCAAAGACCGGCGGCACCACGAGCGCGGGGAGTAGGATACGCTTAACGGCGAAATTCCAGAGATGCGCCCGCAGTTCCGCGTCGCGCTCCACCTCGTAGATGGCCGCAGCCGAGCGAGCCGCCTTCACGTTATCGGGCGGCGATAAAGACAGGATGCGTTGCTGCCCAAGCAGGGTCAGCGCTACGTTTACAATATCGACATCGTTCGGCATCTCAGAACATACTCACAGCTACGCTAGTTGTCCCGCTGCCTACGCTGGTTACTCCTGTGGTCACGGCGGGGAATGTACTGATCGTCGGGCATTCAAACGCGGACATAGTGACTTGTGCGTTCGACCCCTGAAAAGACTGAATCAATGGATATAACGTACCGGCTGCTGGGTCGAAACCGCTACTGGAAAACGCCAAGGAGGACGAGTTGGCCCCGGATGAACTATTGAAGATAGCTACGGTTGCGTTCGTGTGTCCGACCGCCAACGTCGGTCCAGTAGTTAGACTGGCACTGGCGTTGACCGCGACCTTATTGATGGCGTCCCACGTTGTCGCACCAGCGGATTTATGAAACGTACCGACGCCCATATTAAAAACGGTGTTGCCCGCGGCAGTACAGGTATAGGAAGTTTCCGATCCCGCCAGTCCCGTCCAGACGGTAATGAACTCTCCAGTAGAAGTGTTGAAATCAGTTAGACGCTTAGTGAAAGTATTGGTGCAGCCGCCGCCGCAAGTCAGCGTATCAACGCCACTGGCCGATGCGTCGCAATAAATGACGATCAGATCATTGCTGGCCGAAGCTCCCGCATAGGCATTGCGAGTGAGCGCGGTGCCGGACGCTTGTTTCGTCGTTTCAAATGAAACGGGTAGCGGGCCAGCATAGGAGAAACTTGGTCCCGTCGCGCCAGTAGCTCCGGCGGGCCCCGTAGCCCCAGTCGGTCCAGTTGGGCCAGTTGGGCCAGTTGGGCCAGTCGCTCCCGTGGCGCCGGTCGGTCCTGTCGGACCAGTCGCTCCTGTGGCTCCAGTTCCTCCGCCACCGCCAGCCGGACCTGTGGCGCCAGTGGGCCCGGTTGGCCCCGTAGGGCCTGTCGGTCCAGTAGGCCCCGTGGGTCCGGTAGGCCCCGTCGGGCCCGTGGCGCCTGCCGAGGTCGGTGGAGTGGCGCAAACGACCGGCTGCACGCCTTTGACGAAAGCCGTCCCGCCGCATTGCGACGCGGCGATGCCTTCGCGGTCGCCTTGCCAGAGCGCAGCGCCGATCATTCCGGCGACTACTGCCACCAGAAAGAGTCCGGGTCTTAGGGTTTTATTTGCCATGCCCCAGTCGCCGCATCCACCAATTCAATTCCGTCGTTTTGCACCGAGATATTGACCGCTGCATTCACTCCATCGATCGTGTCGGTCCCATTCGGCGTTATCGCGATATTGCGCGCGTTCGCGTCGCTTTTCTTGACGATAAAGATTCCCAAGGAGCCCGTCGCCGGAGGCAGATCGAAGACCGTATCCGCAGCGACGCCAGCCGCGACTAGAAACAGCACCGTGCCAACCATCGCCGCCGCCGCGTAAGGCGATTGGGCGTTCGTGACGGTTACGACTGCCAGCCCGGACACGACCGCAATCTGCTGCGTGTTTATCCGCAGAGAGTTCCGCTGAATCAACGCTGCGTAATCGACTAGCGCCTGTCCAGTGAGCGCGACCTGTTGTCGAGCTTCAGCCAATTGCCGTACCCTTGCCGACCAGATGGCGCACGATTTTCTCTATCAAATCGATCGTGCTCGCATTACCGGCGCCTGAGCCACCTGAAATCGTCGGGATGGTTGCAAGGTCAACGCGCACCTCCACATTCCCCGCGCCAGGGGCGCTGGTGCCTTCCACTACCGCAAATTCGTC